AGAGCAGAAAATGTATTAGATAATATTGGCGCCATTGCTGGTCCATTTGAAATTGGTCCTATTGATGAAGCTACTGACATTACTACAGAAACCCAATTAATTAATACTTTTGGAAAACCAATTGGCACTGATGCTCAGTATCAATATTGGATGACTGCATCTTCTTTCCTTTCATATGGGGGAGTCCTGAAGGTTGTAAGAACTGATGATGACGATCTAGTTAATGCTAATGGCAATAGATCACATGTGACTAATGTAACTGATCTTAAAATCAAGAGTTATGATGATTATGTGGCAAACTATGCTGGAGTAGGTCAGACATATGGTTATGCTGCTAAAACTCCTGGTACTTGGGCAAACAACCTTAAGGTTTGTACCATTGATAATGCTGCAGACCAGACAATTGCAATAGGAGCTACTACTGGTGTTACAGTTGGATTTGGTGTTACAACTTCACTTACTGATCAAGTAGTTGCTGGTTCAGGTGATACTTCAAACTTTACTGGATATCTTAAAGGTATTATTACAGGTATTGGAGCATCAACAATTGATGTAAAGATTGTAGAAAGAGTTACTACTGCTGGTGTTTCAACTGCTATAACTTATGCTCAAGGTGATCAAGCAAGATCATTTGTTCAGGGAAATGAAGTTAGTGTTATAAATGCTAGTGCTGTTGGTATAGCTACTACTACTACAAGTGGTTCAAACTATGTTAAAGACTGGTATGATCAGCAAACACTTGGACTAACAAACTCAACAGTATATTGGAAGTCAATTTCACCTAGACCACTTACTTCACAGTGGGCAGAAGATAGATCTGCTAAGAATGATGGTATACATGTGGTAGTTGTAGATGACCTTGGAGATGTAACTGGTATTCAAGGAAATGTTCTTGAGAAAAGTCTTAACCTTTCTAAGGCAAAGGATGCAGTTTCTTCAGAAAATGCACCACAGAAGATATTCTATAAGGATTACTTAGCACTTTATTCTGATTACATCTATGCAGGAGACGATCCTTCAGATGGTTCTGATGGATTTGTAGCAGGATCTGACTTTAGTTCTGGATATACTGTTATTACTACTGCAGCTGGTGGTTGGAATAGAAATGCACAGGGTCTTACTTTCAATGTAATTGGAAATAACACCTACACATTAACTGCTGGTGCTGATTATTCTTCTACTGGTGGATATACAGCAACCTTAGGTAATCTAATTACATCTTACAACTTATTCAAGAATAAGGATGAGATAGCAGTTGATTATCTGTTAATGGGTCCTGGACTTGGCGATAAAGCACAGTCACAAGCAAAAGCAGGTAGATTGATTTCTATTGCTGGAGAAAGAAAAGATTGTATGGCAGTCATTTCACCTCATAGAGCAGACGTTGTTGATATAGCAAATACAGATACACAGACTGATAATGTAATCAAGTTCTATAGTCCATTAGCATCTTCATCATATGCTGTATTTGATACTGGATATAAGTACACTTATGATAGATTTAACAACAAGTTCCGTTGGATACCAACTAATGGAGACGTTGCTGGATTGATGGTAAGAACAAGTGTTAATTCTTATCCTTGGTTCTCACCTGCTGGACAGCAGAGAGGAATCTTGAATAATGCAATTAAACTTGCATATAACCCAGATAAAGCACAA